AGTACCGAGCACGATGTCATAACCCAGGCCGTCGATGATCAATCCTACATCTCTGTAACAGATATCGTCATCGTATGAAAATATACCGAATGGCCAGGGTGTGGCTTCGTCTAGAACGAATGATGCCGTAGATCCAGCCACATTGAAAGTAAAATCTCTAACATAGTTGATTCTATAAACTGTGTCTTGTACGATGAAAGATGCCGGCAGTTGGGGAAATCTATCCAGTCCTTCTACTAACAAGAAACTGTTATCTTCCACGGTACCGTTTCCAGCGACTGGAAATCCGTTGTAATTGAAGACTGTTCCTATATTATTATCTGTGGCCCCTAGTGATGTAAAAGTGGTGCTGCCGGGAGTCTTGATAGTATAGGATCTTCCTGCGAGCATAGCAGCGACAGCGATCTCTCTCTTACCAACTAATTCAAATTTTATGTTTCCAGTAAATCCATCGATGTATTGTCCGCCAGCGAATGTCTGTCTGCCTGTGCTCTTGGAAAAACTGGCGCATTCTTGGGCATAAGGAGACTTGGCCAATATCTGCCCCGTAGGGTCCAAGACCATCATGAATCCGCCATGTCCTTGACCAGTGATGGCCTGTAACCGTACGCTGTCGTTGCACAAGAACATATCCATCTGATCGTTGTTCTTGGGTGTGTTTACAGATCCAAATCCCGGACCAGATTCGTCGATAACGTCTATGATGACATTGATCAGCGCACCGATCACTCCGCCGTTGTTATAGGCCGTGCCGCCGCTAGTGTATGTACCTAGCGTAGTACCATCTACGGTATCTGTCAATGCTGCATCGTTGAACAATCTAAAAGAAGTACTATCCACTACCGAAACGAAATAATCATTGCCGTTAAGTTCAGTCATACCGCCTACTGCATCGATGATCACATTATCACCATTGATTAGACCGTGTGGAGTGGCGGAAGTGATTATCACAGGATCAAAATTACCGGCACCTGCGATATTGAAAGAAGTACCGCCTGTGCCAACCTCTGCGATGAATGCTCCATCTATTACCTGTAAAAAAGTTTCTTGATATAACTCTGTGATTTCAATATTGCGTATCACAGCCTGCGCCAGGACTCCTAGTCGTCTGATCGCCGCTACAGTTTCGTCTAACTGCGCTCCGATAGCGATCAATCCGCTGGCATTAGAATAATATTTTAATGCGGCGCTGACCGTTCTATCCGATCTACCATAGCGTAGATCGAACACCATAGCATCGATCAAAAGACCTACATCCCTTTCGCAGAGGTTCCTATTATAGTCAAAGGCCGCTACGAAAGGAGCAATATTATTAGTAATCTGATAGTCGATCCACCCTATGACTTCTTTTTGTAGAAAAGATCTATTTAAAACTAATAATTGTGCCGCTGATCTATAGGCTCCTCTGTTATTGATCAAAGGATATACCGGATCTGCCGAATCTGTGAGATAATGATATCCGAATAATCTATCAGTCAGCGAGATCTGGTCAGTACCATCTTCGCCTATGGTTAGATCTCTGCGGAATTTTAGAAAAGCCCAGGGGCTAGAACTTATACCTGGTTTCGGTCGGATGATACAACGTCTAAATTCGTCTCCCACGATAGAAGTGTTCTGGGGAATTCTTAATGGAAGATTTTCTTCGTAGATGCCACTTTCTACTAACACTGTTATCTGTGTTTGTCTAGATACATCGCCATAAGATATAACTTCTCCGATCTGGAAAGCGCCAAACTTGATATCTACGTCAAATATTTCTCGACCACCGCTGTCTAGTTCTCCGCTATGTGCTAGTATCTGTGCTAAAGCACCTGAAGTTTCTCCTCTTAGAAATAATCCTTCTCTGAGGTCTCTAGTGCGTATCGCTTCGGGTGTGCTAGTGGATACATCGCCGGTAAAGTCTGTTCGTTGACCATTAGTTTCGATTAGGAATCTAGGAAGGCTGACCTGTACTGCAGGAAGGCTGGTAAAACCAGTACCGGAGTCGTCTATGGTTATGCTGACCACCGATCCTCCGACGACATCTGCGGTACCGAATGCCCCAGTTCCCCCGCCACCGACGATACGAACAGAAACTAGGCCATACCCGCTACCTCCGTTTCCTGGTAATACCTGTACATTGTTAACCTTATAGGTGATATCGAATTTCACCCGGTCTGCAATATCCGGATGTGGTATAGGACTATTATCAGTGGTGTCTACGTTTGTAGACCCCGGTAATGCTGTATAGACTCCGGAACTTAATTGTCTAACAGTGATTATTCCTCCGGGTGTTGCTGTTGTTGAAAGTACCTGGTATCTGGCAGGTTCTATGAACGTTCCTCCTGCCACGGTGATGATATCACCTACTAGATAGTTCACTCCTGGATAAACGACGGAAATTGAATCTACGCTCATCAGCACCTGTCCGCTGAATCCGCTACCGGCACTAGGAGCATCGTCGATAACTTCTAGAGTACAGTCATTGGCACCATTGTCGTATGTTAGAACTTTTTTGTATGGCCCTATCTCTAATCTAGATTCGAGCATGATTTCTTCTGCTCGTTTTAATGCCGCTTCTAGTGTGCGATAAGCATAGGCCAGAGCCCTACCTTGGAATTCTAAAGCGATTCCTGGGCGATCATCTTCTCCGCTGGTAGCCACATATAGGTTCACGGCGCTGCCGAATGCAGAGTTATCTACATATCTTTTAGTGGCTGCGACCAATCCTCCGAAGACTTCGTCGTCATCGGGAACGGGATCACGAGCCAATACCAATGGCCCGGTCATGCGTCCAAAACTGGTATCGTTCAATCCAGTTCGTGGGTCTATGGCCTCCGTACCTGCTATACTGAGTTTGGTATCTACATAACCTTTGCTGGTTGCTTCATGCTCGAATATTGGAAATAGAGGATCATTGGTCGTCCCTAGATCGATGATCCTATGCTGAAAACCTCCTGACTTGGTACTGAGATCTCCCCCTAGTTGTGGACTAGGATCTCCCACAACCTGCGAAAATTCAGAACTGATGGATATTTCATTAGGGTCAGTGGTAAAATCTATGCTTATTCCTTCGCCCGGCACTATTTTTTTGAACTGTAGACCGGACTCGGTATTGTTGACCGTGAGCACAGGAGTGTTTCCGGACTCGGAATCATTCTGCCCAACGTATGCGCCGGGAGTATCATCTAGGCCAATAAATGTAAGTCTTTCTCCAAGACCCAATGAACTATATAATTCACGGAAGTTATCGTTAACTTTGCGGAAGGAATCGCGAATACTATCGCCGGTACCATCGTTGCCTACTGTACCTATATCAATGATTTTACGTGCCATATTTTACCCTAGTAAATGGTTATAGTATATTTACCAAAGAATTTTATAAGCCGAATGTAAATACTTGATGTTCTTAAAAAAGAAAACCGTCGATAATCAATATTCTAGATTCAGTAAACTAGGTGTCGCACATCGTTATCTACGGAAAAAAGTCGTAGCGATATTCCGTTGTGATAACTGCGATGAACTGTTTGAAAGAGATTTGAAAAAGATCGATCACAGGAGGCTCAGCAATAATTATTTCCATTGCTGCAATAATTGTGATGCTAAGAGATTCGCCCAGCGCAAGGGTGTTGAACGTAAAAAAATCTGGGACATGCCTGCCAGTATAGATTGGCCAGTGGGAAAATTTTAAACTCGAAAACTTTCACCACAGCCGCAGCGATCCTTTTCCTGCGGATTGATGAACTCAAAACCTTCGTTAAGGCCCCGTTTTTGCCAATCCATGATTATACCATCGATATAGACAAGACTTTTGGGATCCACGAAAATATCTACATCATGGCTAGTGAATTTTAAGTCGTTGGATGATTCTTTATCTACGAATTCTAACACATAGGCAAGACCAGAACATCCTGTAGTTTTAACACCTAGACGGATACCAAGGCCTTGCCCTCTGCGTTCTAGATTAGTTTTGACCTTAGTGGCTGCTAGTTCTGTCAGTGTTACCATAGAGCAAATTTGCTAGACTACGTAATTGCTGTTCGCTACGAGAAATTTCTAGTTGGTTAGTGGGTACGCAGTCTGCTTTGTACCCCATGCGTCTATACTGTTCTGCTTGGACGCGGCAAGGTTCGTAGGTTTGAAAAACAGTATCTACTCTACCTAAATCTGCAGGAGCAACGACTAATGCCCAATACATGATGAGGTGTTCCATTGTTAATTCGCCTCTGAATGTTTTTTCTTATAGTCTTCTATCGCAGCCTTGATGGCGTCTTCCGCGAGGATCGAGCAATGGATCTTGACAGGCGGTAGAGCAAGTTCTTTGGCAATCTCCGTGTTTCGAATAGTACCAGCTTCCTCAAGAGTTTTACCTTTGACCCACTCCGTAACCAGCGAACTGCTCGCGATCGCTGAACCACATCCATACGTCTTAAAACGTGCATCGGATATAATGCCATTTTCGTTGACCTTTATCTGCAGTTTCATCACGTCTCCGCATGCTGGCGCTCCCACCATTCCTGTACCAACATCTTCATCGTTCTTATCAAATGAACCTACGTTGCGTGGATTTTCATAATGATCAATAACCTTATCGCTGTATGCCATTTATTACTCCTGCGGTTTTTTCGCCAGCATGTTTTGAATTTTTTCTTGGATCATTTTAGCCCAGAATGGCTGTGGAAAATTCCAACCAATGAATGCCCCTACTGCTATCCAAAATAGTATATCTAACATTTTACGCTCCTTGTAGTCTAATGTCAACTGTGTCCCAGTTGATGATACGCCAAATATTGTTAAGGTATTTAACTTTGTCCTGTTGATAATCAAGAGCCCAAGCATGCTCCCACCAGTCTATCAACAGAGCAATCTTCATGTTCTTCTTATACTCGTGATTGCGTATAGTTTTTATTTCTCCGGTGGTATCCATATATAGCCACCCGCTACCTTGAATTGACATAACAGTTTTTTCAATTTCGTCTTTAAACTCGTCAAAACTTCCCCATTTATTTTCTATCAAAGACTTACTGAGCCCCGTTGGTTTATTAGCAGCTCTGGGAGGGGTCAAGTTAGCAAAGAAAATATTGTGCAGAACAGCACCGCCATAATTAAAATCTGGATCACCTTCGCCTTTATTATAACGCTCTGAATACTTGGCAGCCAGTCCATCATAGTGATACTTAATAGTATCTTCGCTCATAACCGGAGCCAGTTCACTTTTACCAAATTTTAGTTTTTCTTGGTAGATTTCTCTGCGATCTGTGCTTTCGGTCAGACTTTTAATAAAATGTAGCATGACTGTATTTACCGTGGTAAATAACCTACAAGGAGATTTAACCATGGAAATCTTATTAGCAATCGCAGCAGCAGTAGTCGTTGGCGCCCTTATCTATTTCAACAGAAATTCTAAAGGTTTAGACGTTAACAACGACGGTAAAGTTGACGCCGATGATGTCAAAGCCGCTGTACAAAATGCAGTTAGCGGTGTACAGACCACTGCTGATGTGAACAAAGACGGTAAAGTCGATGCGTCAGATGTTTCTGTAGTTGTTGAAAAAGCTAAAACAGAAGTTAAAAAGGCTGCTACAAAAGCCAAAACTGCTGCTAAGAAAGCAACGACTCGTGGTCGCAAGCCAGCGGCAAAGAAATAATCCTTTTAGCTTCTTCGTAGAGGGCAAAGCTGGCAAGATTTTTGCCCTTGGCCTCTACCATAATATCGGCCCATTCGCCGTGTTCTAATGCCCATTTGTTGCAGGCAGTGTTCCACATAAAATCGCTGTGAGCACGGAGTTTGGCTTTTTTGTGTCCTTGTTCTAGTAACGTCCGAAGATCGGGGCGTTGGTGTCCGGGATGGTCAGTAAGATGCTCTTCCCGTGACACACTATAATGTATGACAGGACGCACACCGCGCCAACTGTCAATAATCCTTTTAACACGGTCGTCTTCCGCATTGATATATTCTCCTGTGTGTATCCAATGATGGTGTATGTCTAACACTAAAGCACAGTGTTCTACCAGTTCCAGACTGGCATCGGTGCCCCATGTAATCTCATCATTTTCGATGGTCAGTGTATTGCGAGCTTCTGGAGTCATACGAGCCAGCGCAGCAACGATTCCCATTGGACCTTGTCTGCCTGCGATGTGGACGTTGATTTTAAAGTCTTGAAACGTCTTGCCATATCCCATCCAGCGAGCCATATCCACATGATATTCAAACTCCTCTATGCTTCTATTTACAATATCTGGATTATCAGAAGCAAGCACAGTAAACTGGCCAGGATGAAAACTAAGGCGAACACCTTTCTCGCGAGCAAGATCTCCCACTCGTCCAAATTCTCTTTGGCAATAGGCTCTGACATCGGCAGTCCGCCAAAACCAGCTCCAAGTTGGCTCAGTGTACACAGGAAGGATATCGCTGCTGAGTCGTACCATTCTAAGATTTTCATCTAATGCTCCTACTCGTTCTACAAGGAGGCGTGTAGATTCAATGTTCTGTTGCATCAATGACCATAGTTTTTCTACAGCCACGTCCTTGGTCTGTCTATTTAACCAAGCGACAGTAGTAGAACCTGTGTTGTATTTT